CTCTTAAATCAAAAAGGAATTCAATATAATGCTCAAGGAAAGCCAATGCATGCCGGAGATCAAACACTTTCTGGCGGTAGAAACTATCAAGAAGTGTTATTTTCATACAAACCAGGAAAATATCGTGAAAGTGAGCCGATTTACAAGCAAGGACACGATTTTGGAGGACAAAGACCGGACAATATGTTTGTTTGGGTGCGTTTTTCCGATAGAACAGACGAATATGGACGTAAATTACTGTTTGTAGAAGAAATACAGTCAGATATGCATGCAGGAGCACGTAGTAAGGGTACTTATGATAAAGGATATGCACCAAGAAGTGATTCCTTTGACCCTGACACACAAAAAATGACAGGAATACAGAAATCTTTGGCAGATTTACAAAAAAAGATAGACGACAAAGGCGGTATTAATCTTGGTAATTTAAGAGCACAACAACAAAAGCTAATTGATCAATCAAAACAATTAAAACCTGGTGGTAAAAAATATAAAAGCAGATCTGACATACCAGAAGGTCCTTTCGCTGATTCAAAAGATCATGGTAGATTTATTATGCAATATTTGCTTCGTGCAGCAAAAGAAAGTGGTGATTATGATGGTATTGCCATTGCCAGTGCAGATATTAAAGGAAAAGAAAAAACAGGTTTTTATAAAAACATAATGATACCACAAATGAAAAAGATATCTAAAAAAACAGGTGCAAAGTACGATGAAACAGTTATAGTGGACGCAAAAGGCAGACCACGTGATAGTATTCCTGTATTGCTTTTAAAAGACAAAAAAGGTATAATACAATCTACGTCTAAAATGGATCAAGGTATATCAGCTTATAAGGATGGAGGTTTAGTGCGTAGTTCATTTCAACCAATAGTGAGTTCTTTAACATAAAATGGCAGATCAAAGTAAAAACAATGTAGACAAAGCTCTTGAAGCTTTAAATTTAGGATTAGAATTAGAACCAACAGGAACAGAAGTAACTGTTGATAAAGGAGTTGCATTTGACCCGCAATTTGAATTACAAGAAGATGGGTCAGCAATAATACCAGAAGAACCAATGATGCAACAGCCAACAGAGCACGATGCTAACCTAGCTGAGTTTTTGGAAGAGGATGATCTTAGAAAACTAACTGGTGATTTATTAAATTACTATGAAAGTGATAAAGAATCTAGAAAGGATTGGGAAGACACGTATATAAAAGGATTAGACATGCTTGGTTTCAAGTATGAAGATAGAACACAACCTTTTGAAGGAGCTAGTGGCGTTGTACATCCTTTACTTGCAGAATCAGTCACACAGTTTCAAGCACAAGCTTATAAAGAAATGTTGCCTCCACACGGACCAGTTAATTGTCAAATAGTTGGTGAAATAACACCACCAGTAGAAGATCAAGCTAAGCGTGTAAAGGATTTCATGAATTATCAAATAATGAATGTCATGAAAGAATATGATCCTGAATTAGATCAATTATTATTTTATTTACCATTAGCAGGTTCTGCATTTAAAAAAGTTTACTATGATGGACAATTAGGTAGAGCAGTTTCCAAATTTGTTTCTGGAGAAGATTTAGTTATAGATTATTTTGCAGCTGATTTAGAAACAGCGTCTAGAGTTACACATTGCATCAAAATGAATGGTAATGAACTTAGAAAAAATCAAGTAAGTGGTTTTTACAGAGACGTTGAAGTAAGTTCAGGAAGTGTAGACACATCTGAAGTAAAAGAAAAAGTAAATGAATTAGATGGTGTGGAACCATCATATGCTGGTGATGACGATGAACATTTAATTTTAGAAATGCACTGTGATTTGGATATACCAGGTTTTGAAGATGAAAATGGCATTAAGTTACCATACATAGTTACGATAGATAAAGACTCAGAAGAAGTGTTGTCTATTAGAAGAAACTTTGATCAAATAGATAGTGCAAGAAAAAAGAAACAATACTTTGTACATTACAAGTTCCTCCCCGGATTAGGCTTTTATGGATTTGGCTTGATCCACATGTTAGGTGGATTGTCAAGAACTGCAACAAGTGTTTTGCGACAGTTAATTGATGCAGGAACTCTTGCCAATCTACCAGCAGGATTTAAAGCACGTGGTATGCGTATACGTGATCATGATAATCCTTTACAACCAGGAGAGTTTAGAGATGTAGATGTAACAGGTACATCAATAAAAGAATCTTTGTTACCACTACCATACAAAGAACCTAGTGGAACTTTATTTCAACTATTAGGTTTTGCTGTTGATGCAGGTAAATCATTTGCTGCAATAGCTGATATGAAAATGGGTGAAGGTAATGAACAAAATCCTGTAGGCACAACTCTTGCATTATTAGAGCGTGGCACAAAAGTTATGAGTGCAATACACAAAAGATTACATTATGCACAAAAAACAGAATTTAATTTATTAGCATCGGTTTTTCAATCTTACTTACCACCTGAATATCCATACCAGGTCATAGGTGGTAATCAAATGATAAAAGTAAAAGACTTTGATGATAGAGTGGACATAATACCTATTAGTGATCCAAATATATTCTCTATGTCTCAACGTATTATGTTGGCACAACAACAATTACAATTAGCACAATCAAATCCACAAATGCATAATTTAAGAGAGGCATATAGAAGAATGTACATGGCTATGGGTGTGGACAATGTGGACGCATTGTTAAAACCAGATCCAAATACTCCAGCACCAATGAGTCCTGCTATGGAAAACGCATTGGCTATGAGAGGAACACAACCAAAAGCTTTTCCTCAACAAAATCACATGGAACATATGAAAACACACGCTGATTTTATTGCAACAAGAATGGTTCAAATAAATCCTCAATTGTACGCAATGATGGAATCACACATTTTAGAACACATTGCATTAATGGCTGCTGAACAAGTAGAACAAGAAATGATGAAAGAAACACAACAACTTCAAATGATGATGCAACAAGCACAACAGAATCCACAAATGGCACCACAAGTAGAAGCTGCACAAAAACAATTGATGACACAAAAAGAATCAAAAATAGCTACAGTAGAGGCTGCTATGGTAAAAGAAATGCTTGAAGAAGAAAAACGTAGAGTTAAAGAAGTAGAAGATCCATTGATCAAATTAAAACAACAAGAGATTGACTTACGTGCTGCAGAGACTATTATGAAACAACAATCAGAAGCTCAAAGAACAGATATCGATAGAGATAAACTTGAAATAGATGCTGGTCTTGAGTTAATGAAAACAGAAAGTGATAGACAAAGCAGAGAAAAAGAAGCTGCTTTAAAACGAAACATGGAGCTTATAAGAGAACAAGCAAAGAGAAATGATAGATAAAAACATAAAGAAACTGCAGTATTACATACAGGACGTAGAAGCTTTAGTAGATGAAGTTACGGCAAGTTCTGACGACCAACTTTTATTTTGCGCGGCTTTGGTTTCTGTGGTAAGAAACATTTACTTAACTAACTTAGGGGTGGAACAAACCAATATGATTTTTGAGCAATTAGCTCAAAATTTATCTATGGTAGATGATTTTCATTCTAGTAAACCAACAATACATTAGGAGGTTATATGAAGTTATTACAAGATTTATGGGCACACTTGAAAGAGTGGTCTGATTGGGGAATGAAAGACTGGATTAAAGCTGGTATCGTTGCCGTAATCGTCATAGTAGTATTACAATCAATGATAGGTTAATGGTAGACGCTAGATCAGCATATTTAAAAACAAAAAATGCTCCACCTACCTCAGGCATAGGTCCTGCAGGTATGGGTGGAGCTGCATTTCAACCTACAAGCAACCCTTCTGGAGCAGGATTTACAACTCCTCCACCATCTAGTGGTGGCAATAATAACAACAATAACAATAATAACAATATGGATAGTATTGTTTTGGCGCCACCTAGTGATACAGGATCAGGCGCAAGTGGTGGTCAGTCGACTCCTTTTTACGGGGTTGGGTTAGATAGTTTTAGAAATATAACTGGCTCTAACATAGGACAAGGAGGCATGGATAATGTCTTTAATCTTATGGAAGATGATCCAGCGGGAGGATTTAATGCCTACTATGATAATTTAAAGAAAGGAGAATCACCAAACGTAAATACTGGATTTAATATTTTAGACCCTTCATTAACTATAGGTGGCACTACAATAAAACCTACGGGCAGTTTTTCTAATCCTGGTTTAGGTTTTGAAACAGGTATGGGTGGAGGCACTTTGTCAGGATCAGGTAATTTAGACGGAACATTTAATCTTTTTTATGAAAGGCCATTAGGTAATGCACAAGGTGGGCCAATTTCAAAATATAACGAGGGTGGGCCAGTGATAGATCAAAGTGGAATTATGGGCATATATGATTATGCTGAAGGTGGATCTGTAGATCCATCAGATTTTAGAACAATAATAAAAATATTAGAAGCAGGTGGAAATCCTGATGAGTACATGGCAGATGGTGGACCAGCTAAGAAAAAAGGAGGCATATTAGATGCCTTGAAAAAATTTTTAAATAAAATAGATCCAAATAATTTTATGCCTTATCCTTTTGGACCAATGGATAAAAATGAGGATGGAACTCCTATGACTCCTCCACAAGCTCCTCCTCGAGAACTACGTGACATACCACCTACCATGGAAGCAGCAGAAGGTGGACCTGTAGATTCTCCAGATAAAGAACAAAATAAAGAAATGGGTGATAGACAATTAGGAGAAATGGGAGCAACACAAAAACCTATGTCTCCTCCTCCAATGCCAAAATCTTTTGGTGCAACAAGAGAAAACGTAGCAGATCAATTAGAGGCATATAGAAATGCACCCGTGCATGTAGATCCTCCTAACATAGGTTTTTTTGGGGAACAAATACCAGCACCACTATTTGATCGTGCAATGAAATATTTAGAAGGATTAGAACCGTCTGAAAGAGCGGTTGTAGAAGAAATGATAAGAGGAACTATACAACAAAAACAAATGCAAGAAATGCAAGAAGCGGAAGACATGATGAAAAGTGCCATTCCAACAATGGGGGCATAATGTGGCAGTTATTAGCTAAACCTCTATTAGGCGTTGCCGTCGATGGAATTAAAGGTTTCGTAGAGACTAAGAAATTAAACGGTGAAGTCAAGATTGCAAAGATAAAAGCAGAAAAGAAAAAACAAGAAGATATAGCAGCAGGTAAAATTAAATGGGAAGCTGCAGCTGTGGATCAAATGAAAGGAAGCTGGAAAGATGAACTAATTTTAATTTGCCTACTTACGCCAGCCGTAGCAGTCTTCGTGCCTGGTTGGACACCACATATAAAAGCAGGCTTTGAAGCCTTGCATTCTTTACCAGATTATTATAAACATTTATTATATTTGGCATGCTCAGTTAGCTTTGGGGTTAAAGCTGGTCCTGCGGCTATGTCATTGTTTAGAAAAAAATAGGAGACATATAGTGAGAAAACTAATTAAAACTGTCGTAAAAGATGTGCGAGACGCAAAAAAGAAATTAAGTCCGCATCAAGATCCAAGAAGTAAAGCGTCAGCTGCTTTGAGATTTGCAATGGATAATCCAAAAAAAGCAAAGAAAAAATCACCAAGTCCACACACAAATGGTTCTACGAAGAAAAGAACACTCAAAGATAATGTTAGAAAAGGAATAGCAGGTGGTCTTGCAAAAAAAGGTAAAGATAAAATTAAGAAAAAGCTAGGTGGACCTGCAGGTTCACAATTAGGTGATTTAAACAAAGACGGTAAAATGTCTGGTTACGAGAAAAAAAGACAAACAGCAATTGAAAAAGCAATGCAAAAAAGAGGTGGGCCAACTCAAGAAGGTGTAAAAAAAGGTGGAACTCAAGGTAGAGTGACTAGAAAAAGAGGAGGCAGAGTAAGATAATGGGTAAATTATGTCCTAGAGGTAAGGCTGCAGCAAAACGTAAATTTAAAGTGTATCCAAGTGCATACGCTAACATGTACGCTAGTGCTGTGTGTTCTGGTAAGGTTACTCCTGGTGGCAAGAAAAAGAAAAAAGCTGGAGGAGGACCAATGACATCTAATGGTGTTTCTCAAGCAAGAAAAGCAATATCTTCTCAAAGAAGAGTAATGCTTGGAAAAGGTGGATCACCTAAAAACATAGTGTCAGCTGCTTGCGGTGCTGTAGAAGAAGGCAAAAGGAAAAAAACTAAACTTTACACTGGATAATGGCCAAGAAAGGTTTACGAGCTTGGGTTGCTGAAAAATGGGTGGACATAGGTGCACCAGACGGCAAAGGTGGTTACAAACCTTGTGGTAGAAAAAAAGGTGAAAAAAGAAAAGGTTATCCTAAATGTGTGCCATTAGCAAAAGCAAGAGCAATGAGCAAAGGTCAAAAAAGATCTGCAGTGGCAAGAAAAAGAGCTGCTGGTAACCCAGGTGGTAAACCCACAAACGTAGCAACATTTACAAAAAAGGGTAAAAAGAAAAATGGCTAAAACACCAGCGTGGCAAAGAAAAGAAGGAAAAAGCAAATCCGGTGGATTAAACAAAAAAGGTGTTGCATCCTATCGTGCAGCTAATCCTGGTTCTAAATTAAAGACTGCTGTAACAACTAAACCATCAAAACTAAAGAAAGGTTCTAAGGCTGCAAATCGCCGTAAATCTTTTTGT